GAGCAATAAATGAAATATGAAATGAAAGAAGGTAGCTTTACGCTATTTGTTAACGACAGAAAGCGTGGAGAAACAGATGCGGATTGGACAGGATCCATCAAGTTAGCTGATGGCATCGAGTATTGGTTCAATGCGTATGAGAAACAAGCTAAAACAGGCAAGAAGTACCTAGCCGGTAAGATCGGCAAGCCCAAGCAAGCGGGTTTTACCCCTCGTGGCAACGATGAGATGCCCAAGTCAGATAGCGATATACCATTCTGATGGCTAGAGTTAAGTCAAATCTAAGTACGCAGATCCCATCCATGCAGAATTGGGGTGGGATTCGGTCTATACAGAAGAGGTTAGAGCGCTCCGCTACCATTATGGAGAATAAGGAGGCGGTAGCGTATAGCCTACTCTGTATGGCCAATACTAAAATCACAGACATTATGGAGTGGGATGACCAGGGCAACATCCAAGTCAAGGCATCTAAGGATATTCCCGAACACGCTCTGCAAGCCATTAAGACGATTAGAGTGAATAAGGATGGGAACCTAGAGTTAGAGCTGTACGATAAGGTTGGAGTGCTGCGCCTACTAGCTAAAGCCTCTGGATTGCTCGATAGCCCAGAGGATTCAGATAAGCCATCGGTTATCGGCATCAATATCAAGCCACCCGATATTGAAGACATCGAAATAAAATAACAACAACCCCCTTTACTTTTCTATTTTTTTAGGAAAGAATCGGTTTTATAGCGATATCGCTATTTAACTGAGGAGATTGTGATGACCACGTTTACGACTGAAGATAGAGAAGAAGCGATGCGTAATAGTTGTGAGCATTGCGGAGAGCGGTTGCCCATTGATGAGATTCACCATTGTGCCAATACGGAGCCAGTTCCATTTGCTGGATTTATTCCATTAGACGATGAAGAGTCTGATAATGAAAAGCTGTGCAGACTAGCCAATGATATGGAGTTCAGTATTAATACTAGGCTTGGGCGCTCTGGTGTCCGCTGGGCGGGAGACTAAGATGCCGATCAAGTCTGAGTTCTGGCACATCCTACAAAAGCATATTGCGCTGAGAAAAGCTGGTAAATGAGTTCTTGGCTGATTATCGTTACAGGTCTGATTTATGGCTACATAGCTGTAGAGCAAGGACTAAAGGGTAACGTGCCTATGGCGGTGGTATATAGTGGCTATGCGTTTAGCAATGTAGGGCTTTACATATTAGCCACTAAGTAACATATTTGTTAACAATGGGTAACATTTTATACATAATCGTTACCATATGTATACATAACGTAACATTTTTATAACTCTAGTGGATCAAAGCCTAGCTCATCCGCTACCAGCTTGGCTCTGTGTCGGAATGTCTTATCGTGTTTTTGCCATGCAGCGGTTGACGTATTCCACCGACTAGCGTGGATCATTTCGTGTGCCATTGTACGGATACAGGTTTCGAGCCAGCCACAACGAGCAGCCGAAATAGTAATGACGTGTTCATGCTTGCCCCCATCATCGTATAGATAGGTTCCCATCGTATCTGGATCGTGATCTACGATAAATTTAATCTGCTCTGGTAGAGGCATATTCCAATTATCAAAAGGCTTACACACCACAAGCATGGTGTACATATTCTTGAGGATGGTGGATGTGAGCTGGATCATACTTTCATTAACTGACCACGAAAATAAATTAGACCCTCATCCTCATTAATAACCTCTGCCAGCTCTGGGGGCATGAGTTTGCCGTTGATAAAGGTCAATACTGCGTATCCAGCTCTCCAGTTGACCGGGTTGTTTTCTGTATACGCAAACTGATTGTCCTTAATACAGGCCATCGTTCCAGTATCTACTCCATATCGTGTGCCGGTGTAGTCTGTCCAAGGGGTTATCTTGAGCGAGTGTAGGTGGCCAGACACAAAGCTCGTGCCTGACTTCATCGTATTGTTGTAGACCGCATGAATGCCGTTATGCCAGCGGTGTTTAATCATGCAAGTCTGATTAACCATGATTGACCAGTACCATTTCCAATGCGGGGTGTGGTCTGCAATATCAAAACCCTTGATACCCTCGTACTGTGGGAGGATGTTAGACAGCTTGCCTGAGAATCGTAGGTCATGGTTGCCAATCGTAATCATTAACTTACAGCCAGCCGGCCTTACCTTTTCAATATCTCCGAGTCTTTCTTGGATCTCATCTAACTCTTCTTTGACTGTGGGGCCTTTTTGCCAGCCAATGCGGTGATGCGCTGAGATACTAGCGAAGTCGGCAATATCTCCATTGAGAATCACAATCTTTGGTTTCAGATACTTTACAAATTCGACAAAGCCTCGGTGAGCTGTCGTAACGTACTCTGGGTTGTAGTGGCAATCAGAGCCAACTAAGATGACACCATTGTCAATCGTAACATTGGCTTGCATCTGCTCATCAGGAATATAAATCTTAGGCTGGCCAGAGGGTGACAGAGCCTCTAGAATAATGCCATATTTATTTTCTATTATTCTGCGCCTTTTCATAACATTGCGATTGCTAAGACCAATAGCCAAACTTACCTTTTCAGGGGATTGGTGTTCTTTCCAAGCCGCAATAAATTCTTCGTCACTACACGCTTTTCGTACCATGACATACCTTATAATGATAAAGTTAGCTTATATTAACTGAAAAGTGTTAAAAATCAATGGCTAAAACAAAAGAGATGTCAAGTAAGCAGATACCGACTACTGGTATTAGCTTAGATTTTTCCAAATCCCCAGAGGTTTATAAGTTCCTAACGAGCAACGCATTCGTGCGTGGGATGATGGGTCCAGTAGGGTCTGGCAAGTCCTATGCTTGCGCTGCTGAGGTGTTCATCAGAGCCATTCAGCAAAAGCCCTCCCCTATCGATGGTGTCCGATATACCCGTTTTGTCATTGTACGCAATAGCTACCCCGAACTCAAGACAACCACAATTAAGACGTGGCAAGACCTTTTCCCAGAGAATACCTTTGGGCCAATGCTCTATACCCCACCGATTACCCACCACATCCGACTACCGGCAAGGGATGGAGCTGCGGGTCTTGATTGCGAGGTAATCTTCTTAGCGCTTGACCAACCGAAAGACGTTAGAAAGCTATTATCCCTAGAGCTAACAGGGGCATGGGTTAACGAGGCACGAGAGTTGCCCAAAGCTGTAATCGATGGCCTTACACACCGAGTAGGTAGATACCCTACCAAGCGAGATGGTGGCGCTAGTTGGCATGGCATCTGGATGGATACCAACCCAATGGATGATGACCATTGGTGGTTTAGGATGGCCGAGAAAGAAAAGATGACAGGACCATATGCTTGGAAGTTTTACAAGCAACCTGGCGGGGTTATTGAAGTCGGCAAAGACGATCTGCCCGAAAACCCAGAGGCTAATGACTGCATCTTCTCAGCGGGTAAGTGGTGGCAGTTAAACAAGAGGGCTGAAAACGTAGCCAATCTACCGGCTGGATACTATCAGCAGATGCTATTGGGTAAGAATCTAGATTGGATCAGATGCTACGCAGAGGGCAAATATACCTATGTCCAAGAGGGCAAGTCGGTTTGGCCTGAATATGACGATAACATCATGTCTGGAGAGACAATTTTAGACAACTCTGTGCCGATCCAGATTGGTCTTGACTTTGGTTTAACACCCGCTGCGGTGATTGGGCAGAGGTTGCCTAGTGGTAGGTGGCAAGTAATTGACGAGATTGTTACCTTTGACATGGGATTGGAGCGCTTTGGCCACCAGCTCGTAGCTGAAATCAACGCAAAGTACCCAGGAATGCAAGTATTGGTGTGGGGCGATCCGGCTGGTATGGCTAGAGATGCGATCTATGAGGTAACGGCCTTTGACTTTTTAAGGACTCTTGGCCTCAAGGCACAGCCAACCCCATCAAATGACTTCAAGGTTCGCAGAGAATCCGCTGCTGCGCCCATGCAACGTCTTATTAACGGCAAGCCGGGGCTGATGGTTGACAGTAAATGCAAGTTACTACGCAAGTCTCTAGCGGGCGGCTACCATTTCAAGCGGGTATCAGTCGGCTCTGGTCAAGAGCGTTTTAGGGATAGCCCAAATAAAAACGAACACTCCCACGTTGGTGATGCCTTTGGATATCTCTTGCTCGGTGGTGGTGAATACAAGCGCATGACTCGCCCAGGAGATGTCTCATCTAAAACATATGTTGCCCAGACTGTGGCCAACAGCGACTTTGATATATTTTCAAGATGAAAGTGACTATACCCTACGAGGTATTAAACGAGGAGATGCATCCCAAGAGAGGGGTGTTCTATCTGCCATTCGTTATTGACCACTTTGACCAGCTCGATACCACCCAGCCAGAATTGTTGGCTGTGGCTAGGGGCTATGACCTCAGATCCATGATATACAGCCAATCCATGCTTGGTGCAGCGGTTACCGCTTTCTACCGCAATAAGCCGATAGCCATATTTGGAGTTGTATTCTTTTGGGGTGGAGTTGGCGAGATGTGGAGCATCTTTGACAATCAGGCTAGAGAACACCCAGCATCCATGCTCAGATGTGGCAGATCGTTTGTAGATATCGCAACACGATATCTCAACTTGCATAGATTGCAAATAACTGTTAGAACTGACGATATTCGGGCAATACGTTATGCGAAAGCATTAAGGTTTGAGACCGAAGCGGTTTTAAAGATGTATGGCCCTGACAAGGTGGATTACTTACTAATGACGAGGTATTAAATGGGTGGACTATTTGGTGGATCTCCAGATACCAGCGGTGCTGAACGAGCAGCTGCTGAGACTAAGGCAGAAAACGAAAAGATTAGGGCGCAAGCTGAAGAGGAAAAGCGACAGCTCGCAGAGCAAAACGCAGCTCGTGCCAGAGCAAGAGTTCGTGGTGGTAGCCGTATGTTGCTATCCGATACACGTTTAACCCCAGAGACAGGCATTCAAACGCTTGGCTCTAACGAAATGAAAGTGAGCTAATCATGGGTGGAGTATTTGGAGGTGGTAGCGCCAAAGCAGTTGCATCACAACCAATGGCAGATGCAGCGGAAGCAGAAAGAAAAGCAGCAGCTCAAAAATCACAAGCAACACAGGCACAGGAAGAGGCTGGCGCAAAGATGCGTGGCGCAAAACGCAGAGGCCGTCAACTCCTATCCGATGCACGTCTAAACCCAGAGATGGGTATGCAAGAGACTCTAGGTGGAGGAAATAGCCTTGGATAATAAAGCGAAGATGCAAAAGAAAGTAGCCAAAGTCATGCGAGAGTACAAGGCTGGCGGTCTACATTCTGGTAAAGGTGGCCCAGTTGTCAAATCTCAAAAGCAAGCTGTTGCAATTGCAATGAGCGAGGCTGGAATGGCTAAGAAAAAATGAAAGAAGTCTGGGATAAAGAAAGACCAAAAAACTTAGGTAAGCCTGAAAAGTTGTCTCCTATGCAGAAGGCTGCTGCTAAAGCAATGGCCAAGAAGGCTGGTAGACCATATCCAAATCTTGTAGACAACATGAGAGCATCTAAAAAATGAAAGTAGAACTATCGTTTGAGTTTGGCGAAGACCACAAAGGCATGGGCGAAGAAGAAAAGAAGCCTATGGAGTTGACTCCTTTCCAAAAGAAAGTGGCTAAGATGCTTGCTCAAAAGGCTGGCCGCTATAAGCCAAATAAAGAAGATATGTACAAAGCATCCGAGCTAGAGGATGAAGAAGACTAATGGCTATTATTGTCCAGCGGGAGTCTGATAACACCAAATCAATATTTGTTACACCAACTTATATTGATAAGGATGGCAATCAAGTTGTTGCCGGATCAGAAAAGCCACTTGTTATAGCTGATATTAACCATGTCCGATTGCATGAGGGCAGAGCCTTTTACGCATATTTTTTAAATGGTGATGCAAACCAATTGGCTGACAATGCATCAATCGATATTGCTGTTGCTTGGGCTACTGGCAAGTATCCTCACCTAGTATTTGATGTTAAGTGTGGTGGTGATGCAGAGTTTACTATTTTTGAAAATGCAACAGTAACTGGTGGCACATCGTTTACAGCAATCAATCGCTATAGGTCATCAGCCAACACAAGCGCAAGTGCAATATTAATTAACCCAACAGTTACCACTACTGGAACACAGTTAACTGGTGAGTTTCTTTCTGGTGGCTCTGGCGGTCAGGCAACTGGATCCGCTGCATTTTCATTCCAATATGTATTGGCTCCGCTAACAACGTATTTGTTTAGATTGACAAACAGAAGTGGGCAAGCGCATATGGCTCACTTAATGATTGAGTGGTACGAATGACATTAAAAAAACATCAAAACCCAAAGGGCGGTCTTAACGAGGCTGGGCGCAAATACTTTGAGCGCAAAGAAGGCGGCAACTTACAAGCCCCAGTTAAGGGTGGAACCAACCCAAGAAGGGTATCTTTTGCTGCTCGCTTTGGCGGGATGGCTGGTCCTTTAGTAGATGAGAAAGGCAGACCAACTCGCTTAAAGAAAGCGTTGCAAGCGTGGGGATTCGGTAGCAAAGAGGCAGCTCGTAACTTTGCAAATAGACACAAAAAGGATTGATATGGCTGAAATGACAGAATTATCCCCAGCTGAAGAAAAATCATTTCTATCTTGGATAAAAGGTACTGAATGGTTTAAAGAGTACGTCAAAGAATATGATGAGGCTCCAGACCTAGATACAGCGGATTACGACTATCGAGCTGCTTGGAAGGCTGGCATTAGACCAGAAAGAGACCCATACGATAAAAATAAATTCCATTGGCCATCGTCTGATGAGGGTGGAAAGATGTTGAAATCTGAAAGCCACCCAACAGCATGGAAGGAATATTTCATGCGTGAAACAGGAAAAAATCCTGACGAGGTTGGCATAACAAAAGCAGATTATGAGAGGCTTGAAAAAGCTGGAAGATTAAGAGGTAGAACAATGTTAATGGATTCGGAGATTGAATAATGGCTGAAATGATGAGATTAAAACCCGAAGACATCCTCAAGCGCCACGATGTTGCGTTGCGTAAGAAAGAGGATTTTAGAGACCTATACGATGAGGCATATGAGTTCGCTCTGCCACAGCGTAATCTCTATGACGGGTATTATGATGGTAAGGTTGGCGGTGCTAAGAAGATGAATCGTGTGTTTGATGCAACCGCTATTAATTCGACTCAGCGCTTTGCCAACCGCCTACAATCAGGAATATTCCCGCCACAGCGTAAATGGTGCAGATTAGAAACTGGACCAGATATTCCAGAAGACCGCAAGGCAGAGGCCTCAGCAGCTCTTGATATCTATGCAGACAAGATGTTTGCAACTCTCAAGCAGTCTAACTTTGACATTGCGATGGGTGAGTTCTTGCTTGACCTAGCAGTTGGTACAGCAGTAATGATGGTTCAGCCTGGTGATGACACATCTCCAATCAATTTCATTCCTGTGCCACAGTTCTTAGTTGCCTTTGAAGAGGGCGCTAATGGTCAGGTAGACAATGTATACAGACGTATGCGTATTAAGGGTGAGGCAATCATTCAGCAATGGAGAGATGCCACAATCCCATCAGACCTACAGCAAAAGATTGACCAAAAGCCAACAGAAGACTTTGAGTTGATTGAGGCTACAGTATTTGATCCAAAGCGTGGTGACTTTTGCTATCACGTTATCCACAAAGAATCTAAGCAAGAGCTGGTCTATCGCAGACTCAAGAAGAGTCCTTGGGTAGTCAGCCGCTATATGAAAGTGGCCGGTGAGATATATGGCAGAGGCCCATTGATTACTGCGTTGCCTGATATCAAGACATTGAACAAAACACTAGAGCTAGTATTAAAGAATGCATCTTTGGCTATATCTGGTGTGTATACAGCTGCTGACGATGGAGTTCTTAACCCAGCAACTGTCAAGATTATTCCAGGAGCAATCATCCCTGTAGCCCGTAATGGTGGCCCACAGGGAGAGTCACTAAAGCCATTGCCACGAGCTGGTGACTTTAATGTGGCTCAGATTATCATGGGAGACCTACGAGGGAACATCAAGCGCATACTGCTAGACGAGAGTTTGCCTCCCGATAATATGTCTGCTCGCTCCGCAACAGAAGTCGTAGAACGTATGAAGGAGTTGAGTCAAAACCTTGGATCTGCATTTGGCCGATTGATTAATGAGACCATGATTCCACTTGTATCTAAGATACTGCAAGTAATGGATGACAGAGGCATTATCGATATGCCTTTGCGTGTAAATGGTCTAGAGGTAAAGGTAGCGCCAGTTGCCCCATTAGCTATGGCTCAGAATATGGAAGACGTAACCAACGTCATGCAGTTC